CTTGAATTTTGCTGGAGTTGGAGCTTTTCCAATTAGTGTACATGCTTCCGGTAGGTTTATGGGATCAGGTATACATATATACTCTGATGAAAGAATTAAAAAAGATATATCAGTAAGTAATTCTAAAGAAGATTTAGAAACTATATCTAAAATAGAAATATCTAACTATAAATATATAGATCCAGCAAAAGGTACTGGTGATCATAAAAAAGTAATTGCTCAACAAGTACAAGAGCATTATCCTTTAGCTGTTAACGAAGGTAAAGAAATAGTACCTGATGTATTTAAACAAGCTGTAATTACTGATGGAGTTATTGACTTATCGGTTGATTGTAAAGTAGGAGATAAATTAAAACTTATTTATCCTGGAAATGAAAAAGAAATTGTTGAAGTACTTCAAGTAAATGAAAACAGTATAAAGGTTGACTCAAGTAAAGCTGGTTCAGTTGTAGTATATGGTAAAGAAGTTGGTGATTACAAAACTGTAGACTACGATGCTTTATCTATGCTTAACATATCAGCTACACAAGAGTTATACAAAATTATAAAAGAACTTAAACAAGAAATAGAGTTATTAAAAAATAATTAACAATTAAAAACAACAATTATGTCAGACAGACAGTACACAGGTAATCACCCTAGATGGGGTATGATTCGTGAAAGAGAATTAATTCATGATGCTAAAAGAAAAATCCACGAAATGGATAAATCTTTACACAAATATGATGATGCAGCTGCTCACCAAGAAGGTAAAATGGTAGACACTCCAGATGTTGATCAAATTAAAAGCGCTAAAGCTAAAAGAGAGATTGGCGGAGACGTACCACAAGATAGAGGTAAAACTTACTAGTTATAGTAAATGGCTTTTAAAATAAAACCACCTTACGAAATAGATACAACACCAGTATATAGAAGAGAAATGGAAGACCCTACAGTTCACGGGGTTACGCTAAATACTGGTTGTATTATATTAAATGACAAACTTCCTATAGAAAAGGAAGAAAATACTATTAGTCATGAAAAAGTACATACTGATCAAATAATGAGAGGTGACTTATGTTATGATGATAATTATGTTTGGTGGAAAGGAAAAAGATATTCTCGTTCTAAAATAAAAGAAGGAGCAAAGAATTTACCATGGGAAAAAGAAGCTTATGCCAAAGAAAAAAAGGTTTAGTGAAACAAAAGTAGGACAGTTCTTAGCCGGAGCTGCGCCTAGTATATTAGGTACGGTAGGTGATGTATTACCAGATAATGGAGTTTTTGGGGTTGTTAAAAACCTTATCTCTAAAGAAGAATCCTTACCGCCAGAAGACAAAGAAAAAGCTATGAAGCTTTTAGAAATGGATATTGTTGAAATGCAAGAGGTATCAAAACGTTGGCAGAGTGATATGAAGTCAGATTCATGGCTTTCTAAGAACACAAGGCCAATGACTCTTATATTTTTAACAGTAGCTTTAGTATTATTTATATTACTAGATGGGTTTGATATCAGTTTTGGTATTGATATGGGGTGGATAGATTTACTTAAATCCCTATTAATAACTGTATATGTAGCCTATTTTGGGTCGCGAGGAGCGGAAAAATTCAAAAGTATAGGTAATAATAAATAGTAAACTATTATTAAAATTAAATAAAATTAAATTATGAGTGAAGAAATTAAAAAAATTACAGAAGAAGAGTTAACAAAAATTCAAGAAGGTCAATCTAGCATGTCAGCATTAATTAGTCAAGTTGGTGCATTAGAAGCTCAAAAGCAAGATGTTTTAAATAAAATTCCTGCAGTTAAAAATACAATGGAAGAACTTAAAAAACAACTAGAAGAAGCATACGGGCCAATCAACATTAATGTTACAGATGGAACCTACACTGATATTCCAGTAGAAAACTTAAAAAAAGTTGACTAATGGATTCAAATATAAGAAAAATCAGTATTGGCGCTGACTACAAAAACGATGCTATGCATTATTCTTTGGGTCAACAGGTTTATGGTGGTCATGAAATCTCTTGTATATTGTTAGATAATACTGATAGTTCTTATAATATTTTTATTAAAAAGAATGATGAGGTATTGCCGTGGAAGAAGTTTAATTCTAACATGGCTATATCCGTTGAGTATGATTTAGAATATTAATGAGAAGTATTGAAAATTTTATTATTACACCTCTTACTGAAAGATATGAAAATGAAGTAAGGGTTGATGATAAGAAACTAATAGTAAACGCTTCAATAGAAGAGTTTGAGTTTATAAGCAGATTTGCAAAGATTGTTGCAGTGCCAACAGCCTACCAAACTAATATAAACGTTGGAGATATAGTAGTTGTACATCACAATATTTTTAGAAGATGGTATGACCAAACAGGTGCAGAAAGAAACTCTGCATCATACTTTAATGAAGAGCTATATTTTGCAGCACCAGATCAAATTTATCTATTTAATCAAAACGATGAATGGAAAACATTTGGTGAGTATTGTTTTATAAAACCACTAAAAGACAGAGATCTTACTGGTGTTATAAAATTTAATAACAATCAATTAAAAGAAAAAGGTTTAAAACAAGGAGATATCATAGGATATCCACCGGGTAGAGAATGGAGTTTTTTGATTGATGAAGAATTATTATATTGTATGAAATCTAAAAATATCTCTGTTAAGTATGAAAACCAAGGAAACGAAATTGAATATAATCCACGCTGGGCAAAAGGCGGTGGAAGAATTGATAAAGGTTGCTAAGGAACCTATTGTAGATTCTAATGACGATATATCTGCAGATAGATTAAAGAACGCTGCTGCTACAAAAAAATTAGCTATATTTGATGCTTTCGAAATACTGCAGAGAATTCAAGAGGAAGAAAATATAATTAACGACAAGCCAAAAGAGGAAGTTAAAGAAAAAACTTTTAAAGGTTTTGCTGAAGGAAGATCTAAAAATGTATAATCAAGTTCTATTTAGTATTGAAAAAGATTACATTAAAGCGCACACTAAGGCGAAACTTAATAGAAATAAAAAATGGAAGTATGGTTACAACAAAGATCACGACGTTGTTGTAATAAGTAGAACAGGTAAGATAGGTGAAATATATAAAATACAAAACCTATACATTGCTTTACCCTTACAGGAAGATGTATATACTTTTGAAAAAAAGAAATGGAAAAAAATAGACTATCCTAAACCTTTATCCAAGATAAAAACAGTTTTTGACTGGCAAGGTTATCCAGAGGATTTTAAAGAAAAATGGTATGAATACATTGATGGCGAGTTTAAAAGGAGAGATGAAGGGTTTTGGTTCTATAATAAGAGCGTGGCTACTTACCTTACTGGTACTCACTATATGTACTTGCAGTGGTCCAAAATTGATGTTGGGGAACCAGACTTTAGGGAAGCAAACAGACTATTCTTTATATTCTGGGAAGCTTGCAAAGCAGACCAACGTTGCTATGGAATGTGCTATCTTAAAAACCGTAGATCGGGATTCTCGTTTATGGCCTCAGGAGAGGTGGTTAATCTCGCAACTATTAATTCCGATTCACGTTACGGCATATTGTCCAAATCTGGGCCCGACGCTAAAACAATGTTCACAGATAAAGTCGTACCAATATCGGTCAATTATCCGTTCTTTTTTAAACCGATACAGGACGGAATGGACCGTCCCAAGACCGAACTCGCATATAGAGTACCAGCATCCAAATTCACAAGAAGAAAACTCGACACCAAACAGACCGCGGCCGATCTCGAGGGACTCGATACAACGATCGATTGGAAAAATACCGGTGACAACTCCTACGATGGGGAGAAACTTAAAATCCTCGTCCATGACGAATCAGGTAAATGGGAAAGGCCGAACAACATCCTCAACAACTGGAGGGTTACGAAAACAACCTTAAGATTAGGTAGTAGGGTTATTGGTAAATGCATGATGGGTAGTACCTGTAATGCGTTAGACAAAGGAGGAGAAAATTTTAAAAAACTATATTATGATTCCGACGTTACAAAACGAAACCGCAACGGCCAGACTCGCTC